GATCCACGGTTCCATACCAACACACCTTGTTGCATCCACTTTGGAAGATTCTCATATGCAGTCTGTAATCTTCCTAACAATTCTCTTGCAGTTGCAGCTTTGTTTGCCAGTATACCAATATTTACACTATCATTAAAAACAGCATAATGAAGCAAATAAGATACCACAGTCGTTGACTTACCAGTCTGACGAGGCATCTTGCATATATTAAAACGATTCTTATGAAATCTTTTAATTAATTTTTCTTGAAACTTGTATGGTTGAAAAGGCACAAGTCCCTCATCAAGAGATACAATCTTTACATATTTCTGTGCAAAGTACACAGGATTGTTTTTGCACTTTAAAAACTCTTCAATCTGCTCTGCAGAAAATTGAATTTGCGTATTTGCTTTTTTTAGATTAGGATTACCAAGATAAATTTCACTCATGACAACTTACGTTTCTTGTCCAGCAAACAACATCGGTTTTGTTGGATCTATCATTGATGGATTGAAGTACATTACAATCGCTGTTGGGTATACCTTTTGAATTTCTACTGTCATTTCTGCTTTTGTTGGTCTTTTAAATGAAGGTATGAACATCTGAGTTGTAATCAATTTACCTTTCCAACTAAGAACTATTGTGTATGTTTTTCCTCTTTCTTGAACACGAAGATAAGATTCATAAGTAAATGTTTTACCTTTAATACGAGTGTCCATTTCACCAGTTCTACCTGGCCTCATTTTTCCAATTGGAATATTTCTTTTTGGTAATGCACCCTTACGAGTTCTCTTTAGTGTAGCACCTCCACCACCTTTTGTTTGTGTGATGACTGCATCTTGATCATATTTTTTACCAAGTGCCTTGACTGCTTTCTTGAACTTTCTTTTACCCATCTTACCAGAAGTTACAACGTGACTTCTTTCTTTCACCTTAGTAACCTTACCTGTTTTATCATCTTTTTCATCATATCTACCAGTCACTTTAGTTGCACCTGGCAAACCTTTACCACG